CCCTTGCCCATGAAGCGCTGGCTCCAGTAGCCCTTTTGGGAAGTGTCATAGGCCATCAGGCCAGCAAAGCGCTTGACAGCTTTCGCGTCGTTTACGCCAACAATCGTACGTGCCATGGAAATACTCCTTGAAAAGTTAAAAATTTCAAAGAGCACATCCTGCGCTCAGGTTTGTCTAGTTTGACAGTGGCGAGAATGCCATCCTTGCCACGAACAATTACTGTTCTAAAAAGTTTTTCCTACCGAATTCGCCGTGATACTTTTCGCTGGCAATGTCGTAGGCTTTGGCCGCATCTTCTTCTGAGTCGAAGTAACCAAGGTGCTTGGTCTTCCAGTCGACCGTGATGGTTGCGCGCCAGCGGTTTCGATTTGAGTCAAAACCAACACCTTTGAATTTTGAGGTTGCTTTTTTGATGCACCGCTTTTGCGCATTTCTTATGTTTTCGGCGTTGGTGCAAAGTCTTAAATTCGACCTTCTGTTGTCGTAAATATCTCCGTTGATGTGGTCAACAACTTGCCCAGCTATTGGCGCCATGATCAACCTATGTAGAGCTCCTTGCTTGCTAAGCAAGTACCTATATGTCGCCCCTGATTCCCGGTATTTCTTTTTGTGACTCAAGCGCCAATGATGAGATGAAATCAGCCCAACGTCCTGCTCATCAACCAAAACAGACACACCGCATTCAAGTTCTAACTTAACCATATTTGCTCCTTTTATGGTTATTTTACCCGTATGCGGTTATTTGTGTCTCTGTTTTGTCGTCAATAGGGGTTCTTTTTATTGGCACCTGTGGTGGTGCACCAACCCGCAAACGCGCGAGTTGGCCAGTCTTCCTGAGTAGCTCAATCGTCACCAAATGCCCGCCGATGCAGATCTGCTCCCCCGGCTTCACATCAATGACGACAAACGACATGGACATCAGACACCCATCATGTAACGTTCGCGCTGGCTTGGGCTCATCTTGGCAATGGCTGCTTCCTGGGCCTCACCCGTCAACCGGTCAATGTCCGCAAACTCGTTGCCATCCACATCACCCGGACCATCACCGCCAGGCACTTGGGCCAGGGTCTTCGGTGCGGCATCAATCGGGGGCTTGCGGCTGTTCGGTGTCGGTGGCGTTGGGCCAGGCTTGGTCGTGATGCCATGCATCGCCTGCACCCGCTTGTGCGCTTCATTGAGGAACCATTCGGCCGGCTTGTCGCTGTTCTTTTCGTCACGCGCCAGGGCTTTGACAAACAGGTCCAGGTCAGCATTCTTTTCCGCGTCTTTGGCGTAATCAATGCCGCCCTCAGCCTTGGCCGTGGCCGACATGAAGCGCTGCACCGTGAAGGCCCATTGCTGTTCAGCCGTCTGTGCGGTCATTTCCTGCGACAGCGAGGCCTTGAAGCGAATCTCATCGAGCGCGCGCTCGGACTTGGCCAGGGCAGCCGCCTCGATCTGGTACTGGTCAAAGTCGATGTCACCGCCTTTGAACTTGGCCACCAGGGCGTCGGCCTGCTCCTTGATGGCAGCCTCCTGGGTGGCAAAGTCATCGGGCAATTTGGCTTCGTAGCGCGGCCGGAACTCTGCCGTCACGGGCTCTGGCGCTGGCGCCGTGTCGGGTTCGGCTGGGGTTTCTTTGGCAGCAGAGGCTGCAGGCTCGGGCGTGGCGGCAGCCGTTTCGGCGCCATCATCCTCGTCGTCGTCGTCATCATCCGGGCCGTCTTCGGCGCCGCTGGCAATCGCCGCAATGGCGGCAATCTCTTCGGCGCTGGGCTCTTCCTTGATCGCTGCAACCTCTTCTGGGGTCAGCGTCGACAAAATGTGTTCATCAAGTTCGGGGGGCATATCACACTCCTGCGTGGTAGTTAAGAAATCAAATATGGGTCGCGTTGACCCGTTTACGGTTATTGGCAGACAAAGGGAAACCGGCCTGGTTAATCCTCGTCGGCGGCCACACTGGCGACATCAAGCATCTTTTGCTTGGCCAGGGCGCGCACCTTGTCCATGCGCTTTTTGTCGGCCTCAATCTTTTTGGCTTCCAGTAGCGTGTTCAAGTCGCTCTCCGTGCGCCAGTCGTTCTCGGACGGGTCGGAAACTGCTTTAACTCTGGCCATGGTCAAACTCCAAATGGATGAATCGGAAAAGCCTGTAGCGTGTCATCCTTGCCACGTCAGGCCGGCGCTTTGGTTGCGGTTGTATCGGCCAGCAGTTGCGTGATCTGTGCCATGCGGTCTTCCAGCGCGGTGATCTGGGTGTCGTTCTTGCTCTGAATCTCGGCCACTTGCAGCTTGGTCGCGGCATCAATGCGCGCCACTTCAATCTTGATGTCGGCATCCTTGTTGATCTGCATGGTCCGGTTGGCCAGGTCAGTCTGGGCCTTGCGCAAGTCAGCAGACAGTTGCTCGATCTGCTGTGCCGCCTGGGTCTGGATCTGGCGCACCTGGGCTTCCATGGCCGGGTCGCCCTGCCCTGCCCCTTGCATTTCAGACATCAGCTTTTCAGCCTGGGCATTGATCAGCTTGACCTTGGCGCCCTGCTCTTCCAGGGCCAGCATGGCTGTCTGACGTTGCATTTCAAGCGCTTCGGCTTGTTGCTGCATTTGCGCTTGGGCTTGCTGGGCCTGCTCTGGCGTCATTTCCTTGTTGGGATCCTGCTCACCGGTCAGTTGCCGGATCTGGTCGGCAATCTCGTCCTTGTTGGGCAAGTCGCTGAACTCAATGGCCATGCGCAGCAGCCGCAACGCAATCTCGGGCGGCAGCCGGCTGGCCATCTGGTTCAACTGCTCAAACATCACCTGGCGCATGGTGCCGTTGTAATCCTGCTCCGCCACCACAAAATCAGCCGCGGTGGCCGTGATGTCGTTCAGGTAGCGCGTGCTGCCATCGGGTTGAAGCTCGGGCGTGTTGATCTTGACCCACTCCACCGCGCCGCGTGCACCGGTCAGGCGCACCACCTTTTCATCGGTGTAAAACTGCTCGGTCAGGCTCAGTTGTTTCTCGCCCTGCACTTGCACCGCCAGGCGCAGGTTGTCAAACGGCTCGGTCGTGACCACAGATCCCTGCAGTTGCCGGGCCTGAATCGCCAGCCCTGACGTGGCATTGGTCTGCCGGCCCAGGTTCTCATTGCTGATGCCCGAGGCGCGCTGGATCGTGCTTTGCGCCAGCGTCATCATGTTGATCTGGCCGCTGGCCATTTCCGAGTCGCGCCGAATCTCCACCGATTTGCCGGACTTCTTGACGATCATGCCGTCTGGGCGGTCGGCCTCATCGCGCAGGTTGTTCCAGTCATCCACCGCGCCTTCATCGGCAATGATCTGGTTGGTGTTCATCAGGAACAAGGCCTTGCTGGCGCGCTTGTTCAAGTCCTGCTGAATGTCGCGCACCCGGCGAATGGCGCCATAGGGCAGGCGGTCCTTGCCGCGGCGGTAGCACCAAATGGGCGTCAGGCTGTAGCGGTTGTGGCGGTAGATGCTGGCGCCCATCGAAATCAGCGAGGCCTCGGTGAACACGGCAAAGTGCGTGCGCATCATCACCTTCTCGATCACGGATGAGCCCGTTTGCTGCAGGTTGGCTTGCATGGCCAGGTCTTGTTCGTGCACAAACTGGCCTTGAAGCGGCCCATTGGCCACGATCTTGACGGGGGTTGGCTTGCGGTACTGGCACTCGATCAGCTTGATCTGTGACCGGCGCACATCATGGCGCGAGTAACTGCCGGCAGCCACCAGGCGGCCACTGTGCTCGGGGTCGCTGTTGGCGTCATAGAAGCCGGTCGCGTCATCATCGTCATACTCACGGTTGCCGCTGTCATTGCAGGCGGCGTGGATCTGTTCTTTGCGGTCCGGGAACATCATCAGCGCAATGTCCTCGTCCACCCAGCGCCAGCGAAACACATAGCGCGCATCCGACAGATCCAGGTCATAGCCGGCCGAATCCCACAGCACATTGCGCCAGTCCTCGTACTTGCTGTAGATGATGTCCTGGGTCGGGTCATCACGCACGCCATCATCCAACCAGCCCACACCCACCTTCACGGCATCGGCAAAAGCGCGGGACCTGGTGAACGGCACGCGGTTGATGTCGCTCACGTACTTGAGCACCTTGGTCTTGGTGTCGGCCATGTCCACGTCATCCTCGGTGCGTGGAAACACTTTCCAGTCCACGCGCGCGCGGCGCTCGGTGCCAATCAGCCAATCCACCATCGGCGCCACCTCGTTGTAGACCAAGGGCATTTGGCCCCGGTCCTTGAGGGTGGCGGCATCCTCTGGATCCCACTGCAGGTTGTCGTAGAAATCCTGGTCCAGCGCCATTTCATGCCGGTTCGTGCTCTGCTTGTCACGCTCCAGCAGATACCACGACATGATCTTGGAATGTTCTTTGTGTGCGGCCGCGGAGTCCAGGTCATTGCCAGGTGCGGCGCCCTTGCCAAAACTGTCACCCTGCTCCATCAGGTCGGAATAAGTGTCGCCCGTGGCCTTGGTGCGAACTGGCTTTTGTTCAAGCATAAGAAGGCACCTCGTTTTCCACCAGAATGTCTTCGCCGCCGATTTGCACACCGTTGGCCATCACCTTGAGCTCGCCAAACTTGCGGCCCTCGGGCTTGGCTTCGGGTCGGGTTGGAATGCGGATCAGGTCGGGCAGGCCATCATTGATGATGCCGGCAATACGCACCCAGTTGGTGGTCGACGGCTCAATGCCCAGCACCTCGCAGGCCTTGGGCGCTTGGTGCGCCAGGTAGCGCTCGTCGTCGTATTTGTAGGCGGCCGACTCGCAAACGATGTACCAGGGCGCATTCTTGCGGAAGGTTGGCACCAGCACCAGGGCGCGCTCATCGTTAACCCAGGTGTAAATGGCGGTAATGTCGCCGTGCTGGCGCGACATCCACGCCTTGGCTGTATCTATCGTAGCGGACATGGCAATTCCCCGAGTTGAACTCAAGGTAGAGTGCCATCCTTGCCACGTTAAACCGCCATGGCCGAGCCTCTGCGCTTGAAACCGCCGCTTCGGTTTATGCCCATGCCTGGGCGCATGGCATCCTCTGCCACCACAGCCAACAAACCATAGGCATCGGAACCGTGGCTGGCCCAATCATGGTTTGGACCTAGAACAACATCGCGCTCGTCG